CCAGAATTTCCTAGGAGAAGTACCCCAAGTTACTGGTACTGTTAAAGTAGAAGCACCACCCGTTAGTTCCTCAGTACCTGCTCCTGTTGCCCAATCTACACCATATCTTATCTCATAGTCAGATATATCATAGGTTCCTGCAGTAGACTTAGTCCAACTTAGTACTACATTTGGGCCACTGAAGGCAAAACTGCCTCCAGATATAGTCCCTGGAGCAGTAATAGTAGTAGTAACAGAAGAATCGTAAGTGGATTCTGACCCGCTAGTATCTACAGCTCTTAATAAATATGTATGAGTACCCGCGGCTAAATATAATCCCGAAGCTCCTCCATAAGATAAACTATTAGTTTTAGTTACATGAACAGCAGTTGCCCAAGGAGCTCCCATCATGCTCATTCTTACATCATAATAATGTAAATCTAAATCAGGTACTGCACTCCAAGTTAGAGAGGTACCGACGGTAGAATCATTAATTACAAGGAACTTAGTTGGATCAATTATCCAATTATTTCCATCTGAACTCCATGTACCTACACAACTAGAACCTGTCCAATAATGCCCTAATACTCCACATTTGGCGGGATCCGTTATAAGAACGGCAGGAGTTCCTTCAGTTACCCCTGTTGCTTCACATACTGTTTGGTCATTAATTGCAACATTCCCAGGTCTCCAGCTACATAGTCCTTGACCTGTACAATCTGAAGTTGTTTTTAGATAACTTATTCTACCACCAGTTGATGTCTCACAATAACTAGTTATAGAAGAAGGGGGCTTACTTAACCCTACTAAAGTAGTAGAGAATGTAGTAGTCTCAGATCTTTTATTAGTAAGTACACTTTGTGCGGTAACTCTAGCTTCGTAACTTCCAGCAACTGCATCTAATACTTCTACTTCTAAAAATTCAGTATCGCCTAGATCAATCCAAACTCCTCCGTTAACTCTGTATTCTATAGCATATGATCTGACAAAAGAAAAATCTTTTGGAGGCTGCCAACGTATAATAGCTTTATTTTTTACAGAACCATCAGAGCTCTTGTAAGGTGTTTCATATATGTCTAAATCTGAAGGAGCTGGAGTTCCGTCCGTAATATTAGGTATACGACTAATACTTATTTCTTCTAAGTCTTCAAAGTCTAACTCTTCTTCTATTACTCTATACTTATCAGCATGGTATTCCATTGCTAATACTTCATACTCGTGTGTTTTTGCTTCTTTAACTCCTAGAACTCTCCATACCTGAGCTTCTACTACACCTATTTCTTCTAATAACCACATATAGTCCGCATTAGGAGTATTAGTTAGTTCGTGATGATACTTTAGACTATCTCCTACAGAGGCAAAGCCTGAGTAACCTAATACAGTTACATGCTTGTCATCTACTACGTTATCAATAACTGCTGTAGGATTACCTACTCTACTAAGATTAGTTATAGTTCTACCAAGGAATCTATGTGAGAAAGATATAGTAGCATCATATACATCAATACCTCCAGTACCTGTAGTAGCAGTACTAACTTCTGATTTTATATCTATAGATAATGCAGGACTGGCTGTTATATCTACAGCATAGTTTTCTATAAACATATAAGGAGACCACTGTCCGCCATCTGATATACAGATTTCTTTTGGATCTACTGCTCCCGTAGGTGTAAAAGGTGCATATAACTCTCCAGCATGAGGATGTGCTACTCCTGGAGAGGTTTCTTGTGGGTGTAAGCACCCGTTTTCAGTATGTATTACATTTAAGGTAAAGCCAGATCCGGTAGGTATATTTAAAGAACTATCTAATATAATATTAGATTTTGTTGACCCTGTCTTTATTCTACCACCATATCTATTGCCAGATCTTGTAGGATCAGCTACTTTTATTAACTCTCCTGGTTGTAAAACAGCAGCTTCTATACCTGCTTTAAATACTAGTGTTTCAGTTTCTAAAGTATCAGTAAATAGAGTCCATAGCCCTATTCTATGAGCTTGTCCTCTTGAAGTACACCCAAATGAGGTAATATCTTCTTTTCTTATACCATATCTTGCAATCCCGACCCTGTCTTCTACATACTCTACCTTTCTTTTATAGAAGTCTTTAGGGTCGTTCCAAGATACTAAAGCTACTGTTTTTCTGGCTTTTTTGGCAGTTCCTGAATAAGTAAACTCTCCCTCTATAGTATTAGCTGGAGTAAATAATTGAGTAGGCTCTTTAGGAGAGTCTTGTACAGCTACAAGCTGCCCGTGGGCCCAGTAAGCCATTCCTCTAAATGCAAAAGCCAGATCTTGTACTACTTTAATAGCTTCTTGTTGTTCTTGTATATAAACATTAGTAGCAAATCGTGGCTCCCAGACAACGTTACCATCTAGTTTAAATCCTGATTTAACTCCCACAAACTTACCCTCGCTATCTACTGCATCACAATATCTAGCTATTTGATATAAAGACCATATATCTATTTGATCTTCTTGTATATATTCGCCTAATCCATATCTTTTGTTAGTTAATAAGTCATAATAAATCCATACTGGATTACTAGTCCACATAGTTTTAGTCATGCTTCCATCAAAGTAACCTTCGTATAAAATATCCCCTGGAGCTACTCCTAGAGTCCAAGTACCTCCACGTTTTGCAACTCCTGCAGCTCCCGATCCTCCTGCAATAGAAACTACCGTTCCGTCCGCTAAATAGCCTACTCCTGGTTCTGTAATGTCTACATCTGCGATACCTATAGTAGCACTTCCAGAAGCTCCTGACCCTCCTCCTATATCAAAATCTATAGAAGGAGCTGAGGTATATCCCGACCCAGCATTAGTAATATTTACTCCTGTTACTGCACCCGTGTCGCTTACTATCGCTGAGCCCTCTGCAGTTACTCCTCCCTCTGGTGCAGCGTCAAATACTACGAACTCTCCGTGTACGTAGTCAGATCCTCCAGCACTTATAGAAACTGAAGTTACCCCTACTATTATAGTACCTTCTGCAGTTTTATCATCTGCTAAACCAGCTGTAGGAGCAGAAAAAGTTACTAGATTTCCCTCGGTATACCCAGAACCGATACTACTAAACTCAACGCTGACTATACCAGTACAGGTAGCTCTAGTAGTATAACTTCTATTAGTACAATAACTAGAAGGTTCATACCCATTATAATTGTGGGGAACTCTACACTTTATACCTCTAATATGGTATGCTCGTTTAGGGATACTACTAAATTGTCTAGCATTTATACGAACGCCCATTAAGGCAGTATTAGGATAGCTTAATTTATTATCAATTATCTTAGTATAGCTTTCCCAATATATAGCATCTTGAGTAGAACTATCAGCAGCTGCTTTAGTTACCCTTACGACTCTAATACTTACTTGATCAGTATAAGGATCAGCGGCGCCTGCTTGTTTATCTTTCCATAACTCTATTCTATGTTCTCTTGTATATTTAGAAGTAGTTTTACCATCAAAACTAGAAGCTACTACTTCCTTGTAGTTAGTACCGTCATAAGATGTCTGTATGGAATACTCTACCTTAGCACCATGAATATCTCCATCATCCTTATCTTGTTTAGTCAACTGCGATACAGATAGTGTTACTGAAACAGCATCTAGATTACCTTGATTAATAGTTACAGGACCGGGGGCTCCTATCCCTCTTTTTACCTCTATACCTACAGATGTTTGACCACGTATACCACCAAAACCAGGTATAGAAGGCTGAGTTTGAGTACCTACCATACCATAAGTATCTACTCCGTCAAAGTTATATTTACCATTTCCATTTAATAAAGAAGTTTCATTAAAGAATATACTTCTATGTCCATCTACTAAACCGTAAATTTCTCCCTCAGAGATAGCATCTACTATCTTTGCATATTGAGCTGAGTGTAGAGTATCTGGATCTTCTACCGCTTGACGAGCTTCTCCGCCTCCGCCTTTACCGCCGCCGCCAGATCCTCTAATTAAATATTCATCCACCACTTGATTCCTCCGAAGTAACTGAGGCACTTATTAAAGCTCCTCCCACTATTAACTCCCCATAACATACAGGTATAGGTAGACCTTGAGCTTGAGTATTAACTGGTCCATCAAAATTATAAGATTGTCCATTATCTGGCCCATCATTTGTTATTGGTTTTTTAGGTTTAGGAGCTAACATTGCTGCTGCACCATTAAACATTAACGACATACCCATGTTCATAGCAAATTTACTAAACATACTTCCTGTAGTTAAGCCTAAACCGCTAAACATAGTATTCATACCCAGTGTCCATTGAGCGCCAAATGATGCTCCTGGCCCTAATAATGCCATTCCTGCAGTATTGCCCAGTGCTGCTAAGTAAGGAGCAAATACAATTAGAGCCCCTAATATTAACATCATAAATCCGTTCTTTTTTGAACCATGTATTACAGGTAAAAAGGTTAAATCTTTAGACCCTAAAGGATCCATTAACTCTTTATCACTAATATCTGAGTCTCCCACGAGTACGTGATACTCTCTATCCATTATATACTGCATAAAGCCAGGCTTATTAGCTTCTATAGCTTTAGCTGCTTCATGCGGATTATGAACGTCAAGA